CCACTCATTACCCCCACCTTCCCCCCACTTTAGACAGAATAAAAGGTTAAAAGGTCAAGGGGTTGACCTTAATACCCCCACGAACACACCGACACACAAACAAAACACCAAGAAAACACAAAATAATTACCTCTCTAAGCTCCTAAGTATCAACGACTTAAAAACTATTGTACTTGTGGAACAAAAATACTTTGTTTTTTATTAGGATTATTAAAAAGTATTATACTATCTTTGTACAATAAATAAATACTAATACTAATTTTATAATTAAAAACATGCTAAGAACAAACACAAAAAAATACGCTCAAAATATTGAAGCTTATTTATTAGGCCAAATTGATGGGACAGAATTTAACACAAAGACAGACACACCAAAGGAAAAAATAAACTTTGTTTTTGATGAGTTTGATAATCAAGATTGCGAGTATAACAAAAGAAGAACTCCAAACCATCAGCAACGATTTGCCGACTGGTTAATGGGTTTACCTTCTGCAATGCCTATTGAATTTACAAATCATGGAATTTTAGAGTTAGCAAAGGAATTACAAGAGTTAAAAGGGGAATATCCAGAAGAAATGGAAGATAGTATAATTAAAAACTACTTTTCTTTTATGAGTTTACAGATCCACAAACTACAAGACAAAATAAATAATAATAAAAACCAATAAGAAAATGCAAAATCTAATAATTAAACTTATCAAGACAAATCTTTTAAAAAACCCAAATACCAAAACAACGTATTTAGAGGATAAAAAAGCCACCACCACAATAACAGAGGAGCAATACAAAAACATAACAGAAGAAGGAACGTTGAGGTTCTTTAGAAGTTTAGGAGGGGGAGAATATAAAGAAAAAAGCTATACAGCGTATGGGTACACAACCACCCGTTTAACCTCAACAAGCCCAAACAAAGAGAAAAAAACAATTAGAGAATTTGAATTTAAATACCAGTAAAAATATGAAAAGAGAACAAATTGAAAGCAAACTTCTTAACATGACAATGGGAGAGCATAAAGATTTCAGACTGCTATTATCTACAAAGGAAGTTATAAGATTAAATAAAAACGAATGGGAAGTAAATTGCTTTGTTAATGGTTGGCAAACATATTACTTAAACTTAAACGAAACAATAAAATACTTTTATAATGGATAGAGAAAGAATAATTGAGCAAATACAAGATATAAATTCCAATCATGGATATATATACGGCGATAGTACTGATATATATGAATTAGCAATTTTAAATGATAAAGAATTATTAGAAAGATTAGTGGAATTAAACAAAACAAAAAACCCTACCCAGGAAGAATGGAATTCCGAGTATAAAGGCTTGGAAATCACAATCAGTAGCGGAGTTACACCAGTACACGAAGTGCAGTGCTGGAATTGTAAAGAAGATGTTAGGTACACTGATATTCACTCTTTTTGTCCTGAATGTTTAACAAGCATGTAGAAGAAAATATAGCCGAGATACTCTGAAGATGGATTTAATATCCGAAACTGCCGAAAGGTGGTCAGTATCATAAGATACCAATTAACACACACAATTATGAAACAAATAAATCAAGACAGAATTATGAGCATAATATGTTCAGTAGGATTAATACTTGCTATCATTTGGATTATATTGCACCCATTAAATATAGTATTATCATAATGAAAGATATATTAGGAATACCAATGAAATGGATAGCAAGATACTACTACACAATATTAGTGGTATGGATAACACTTACGTTAAGCAGTTGCGGATTAAGATTTGGCGATTACAATGCTTACCAGGATAGTAAAAACAATAAAACGGATAGATATGAAACCAATGAGAATATACAAAATAGGTAAGCAAACTGCTTTAACTTATAATAAATGGATGGAATACATCAATGATGTGTTATTAATAATAGAAATAAGAAAATGATAGTAAAAGAACTGATTGCAGAATTGCAGAAAATAGAAAACCAAGATAAGTACATACACTTATTAGGAAACAGAACTAATGGAGAAGATGAGGATTTTGATATAATCTTTAACAATATAGAAGTATGGGATGATAGTGATGAGAGTATAACGCTATTTACCAGTGTAATAACAGAGTTAGATGAAGATAATAATCCAATAGATAATCATGATCAATACAAAGTTATGGGTAGTTTTGATATAAACGGAGACTTAATATGAAATATAAACTATATGATACCCAAATAAATGAATATAAGACCGATTATAAATACAATGTTATAATATATGAAGATTTAGAAGATATAAAAAATGACCTTATTAATTTTCATTCAGTAGATAATGGAGGATTAACAGAAACAGATTTTTGCGGCCTAACATTATTACAAATGACTGACCTTTTTGGTTGGAAAATAATATCAGAAATAGAAGGATTAAAACAATAAATATGAAAAAGAATGTAATAGAAGTAACAAATGATTATCAAAATGATTTATCATGGGAGTTATATAAGGAGGATTTAATAAACTTATCAGAAGATTTAGATATTGCAGTACACAATGGCAATAGAAGAATGAATAATGTATTACCAAGCAAAAAAATTGATACTGATGGTTATCATAAAAAATGTATAATATCATGTACTGGATATAGTCAGTCAGATTGGGATGATTATACTATATATTATAATGAAGATTGTAAAGAATTAGATATGCTAAAGAAAGAATTATCTAAAGTTTTTACACATAAAAATGATTATATAATTGAAGTACATGAGGTATTAAAGTCAGGTCATAGTAAGTCTATAAATATGCAGTATGTATCTATTTCACATGTAGAGTTTCCTGATGAAGATGATATTAAACAAAGTGTTATAGAGCATGGAGAGATTATTTGTGATTTAGATCCTAATTTATTAACCTGGAATTTTAAAATATGAAAGTAAAAATAATGCAAAGAAGTGTATATCATAAATACGCTGAAGTAGAAATAGAAATTCCTAATTTAATAGATGAGGAAAGTGAAGTACATCAATATCTAATTGATAATGAGGACTTATATATACATAAGATAGATGATAAATTGTCAAAAGTAGAATGTGAATTTGGCATTGGCATATCTTTAGATGATGCTTGGACTGATTGGTCAGAACCAAGTGAATGGAGATTTGAAATTGTAGGTAAACAATATGGAGGACACTTATAAATATACTCTGATGAGGATTTAATATCCGAAACTACTCTTGATAAGTAATGAACGGACTGGGATATCAGTTTGCGTTGAGTGATAGATAGAGTAGTCAGTATAAATTAAAATTAAATAATATGAATAATCAAATTAAGTATGCAGAAGAATGGTTTAAACTACAAGATATACCCACTATATATAATGATGGGATTATGAATAATCAAATTAAGCATAAGGAAACTTTATATGTAATTGTAGGTGGTCATTTTGAGTTAGAATTATCTTCTGAAGAAATAAATTATAGGGCAGAATTATATCTTGATTCTGAAACTGAAGGACTAAAACAATAAATAAGATGGGATATAGAAGTAAAGTAATTATAGGAGTAAAAACTGGAGATTTGTCAAAAGAATTTGATAACATATTAAGGAAGCATGAATTTCCAGTAGACAAACCCGATGGAGATTATCTAAAAATACATAAGCAAAGAGATCCAAATGATAAAACCTTTTATACATTCAATTACATTAAATGGTATGATTCAGATGATTGGTGCAAAGAGATTGTTGATTGGTTAGAAAAACAAGTTTGTAGATCTAATAGTCTCTATCTATTGCAAAATGTGTTTTGTGTAGGACTGGGAGAAGATGGGCAAATACATTCTGAAATAGGAGATCCTTATGAATATGTAGAACAAATTAGTGAAATTAATTTAATAGATTAAAGATATGAATAAAATGCAAGTATTTAAAAGAATATTATTGGAGAAACTAAAACCAAAACCAAATAAGACACTAATACAACACTTACAGCAAATGGTGGATTACTTTAAAAAAAATAAAGAAATTGAAAAAGATTATTGTCATAATTGCGAAGAAGAATTAAAGGTAGTAGATGTGCCAAGTGGATACCAAGAAAATTATTGTACACCATGTAATGAAAAGCACAATTATTTTACTTGTAGAAATTGTGATGACATAGTAGAAGTTGCAGATACTTTTTGTACTAAGTATTGCTATAAGGAATATTGGGTATGAAAGTAAGACATCATGTAGCAATACAAATGGAAAAAGAACAAAAGTGGCAAAAAGAAAATGGTATTATTGTACTAACTGCCGATGAATTATGGAGATACAGCGGTTTAAGAGAAAAAAATAGTAAATTATCATCTTTAACACCACAATACAGAAAAAAAGAAATTAAACCTAAAAAAAAATAATATGAAAACAGAATACTTAATAAAACAAATAGGTAAAGAGGTAATAGATTTATTACTTGAAAAGAATGAGGCGTATGGAGATACTGCAAATGATCCTCCAAAGATATTTTCTAAGCTGTCTCCGAAGGAGGGAATACTGGCACGAATAGATGATAAGTTAAGTAGGATTAAGCAAGTAGGTATCAATGATAAAACAGAGGATACCATCTTAGATTTAATCGGATACCTTATACTATATAGGGTTCAGATAAAAAAAGAAGCATGGAATAACATTGATTATTCTATAAAGAAATAAAAATAAGTTAAACATAATTTTGTCAAGTAATACTAAAGTATTATCTTAGCAACCTAATTAAATTAAATATGAAAAAAGATATTTTTGATGGTTATGCAATAGCAATAGCCAAGCAGTTTCATCTGACACTTGATCAGATGTTTGATAAAACAAAGAGGAGGGATATAGTAGACGCAAGACAAATGCTGTACTATTTATGTATGGAAAGACCGATAAGAATTTCTTATATACAGAGATTTATGGAAGATCAAGGACATCCTACCGCTCACTCAACCATAATACATGGATATAAAAAAGCTAAAGAATTAATTGATAGCGACCAAGACTTTCAAGATGTAGTTAATAAACTACAAAATGTATAGTGTAGATGATATATACGAACAAGCAATAAAAGATAAACACACGTACAAATCTTTAAACAATAGCTTTATAAATTACGGCGTAAAGATTCAAAAATTTCCATCTAAAACTGAAATACTTAATTGTGGTAGGAATGGAGATTACTTCCAAGAATGTAGTAACGATGAATATAAGTTGTTTTTTATTCATGGATGGAGAAAGGGAGGCTTAAGACTATCAATGATGAATTGTAAAAGAAAGTTAGACATGATAGAGGAAAAGATTAGGAATGAGGTAAATACCCGTAAAAACGATAAGCATATACAAAAATTAAAAACTACAAGAGAAAACTTAATTATTAAGTATTCCAACAGACAAAAACAATTAAATAAAATCAAATTAAATGAAGAAAAACATTTTTAAGGAACTCGCTTCCATATCCGTAAAGGATAAAACAGAAAAGAAAGGTAAATTCAGCTATTTATCTTGGGCTTCAGCTTGGAGTATGCTAAAATTAGAACATCCTACTGCTCAAAGAATAGTATATGAATCTGAACATACTGGACTTAACTTTTTTACTGATGGTAATTCTGCTTATTGTAAGGTAGGTATTATTATTGAGGGATTAGAGCATATAGATTACCTACCAGTTATGGATTATAGAAATAACTCTATACCAATTGCTAAGGTAACTTCAATGGATGTTAATACTACTATCCAAAGATCAACTGCTAAGGCAATTGCTATGCATGGATTAGGATTAAGTTTATGGATAGGAGAGGATACAATTCAAACTATCACCCCATCTGTTGCGGTTAGTAAAACTCCAGTACCAACTAAGACAACCCATGTTGAATTAAATATTGGAGATGAAAACTTTGCTAAAGTATTAAAGTATGTATCTGACAATAAAGATCTTGGATTACCTAAAATTGTAAAGAATTTAGAGGTTAAGTATAAGATAAAGCCATTGGTAAAGAAGGAAATATCTAAATATATTAAGTAATGGAGTTTAAATTTAAAAATTTCAAAGAACTTGTTAATATTAAGTTAGATAAATTAAACTGGATTGACCATAATGATTCATCTATAATAAGCGAGCAAGGATTTAGCGTAGGATTAGATTACTTTAAAAACATAGGAGTTAATAAAGATAAAAACCAATTACTCGTTAATGTATATTACAATACTTTAAGTATATGTGCAGTAGCCTCAACTGATCCTGAATCATGTGATAAATTTACTCAGTGGTACTTTGATATAGTTAAAATTATTGATGAAGAAAAAGTAATTAAGATAGATTTAATGAGAGAAAAAGGAGGACAAATATTTAAAAAATTATGAATGATATATTAGAAAAACTAAAGGATGATGACCATTACTATGGAGAATTTGGTAAGCAATACTTATCTAATTCAGATATAATAACATTACTTAACGATCCTAAAACTTTTAGAAAGCCTAAAGAATTTACAAAACCTATGTTAATTGGTAGATATTTCCATACTGCAATGTTAGAGCCTGAGAAGTTAGTATCAGAGGAATTTACAAGTATAGATGTATCAAGCAGAAATTCTAAAAAGTATAAAGAAGAGTTAGCTGAGTACGGAAGATCACTTATGATGTTAGATAAAGAAAAAGTAGAGATTGATAAGGCTATTAGTTTAATGAAAAACAACTTACAATTCTTTGAGGATATCTATGATGAGGGTAATCAGTTTGAAGTACCAGCAGTACAAGAGGTTATGGGTATGATGTGGAAAGGTAAAGCAGATATTGTAGGACATGATTTCTTGATAGATTTAAAGACTACAGGAAATATAAAGGATTTTAAGTATAGCGCAAGAAAGTATAACTATGATAGTCAAGCATACCTATACCAACAATTCTTTGACAAGCCTATGGTGTTCTATGTTGTTGACAAGACTACATTTGAGTTAGGAATATATCATCCATCACAAAACTTCTTGATGAATGGTAAAGACAAGGTAGAAAAAGCAATAGAAGTGTATAATAAATTTTATGAAAAAAATGCTAAAGAAGATATTGAAAATTATATCATTAGAGAAATACTTTAATGTAACAAGAAAAAGTGTATGGATTGAAATTCCAACCAATCTATATACTCAAGCTGAAAGAGATAATCTCATGGAGGCTACAATGAATCAGTTGGAAAAAATAATTTATAAAAATTAAATCATGGCAGAAGAAAAAATCTATGTAGGAAACGG